GGAAACGATAAGTACCCGTCTCCTTCCCCTAAGAAAACTAAGGCAGCCCCTAGTTTTCCTACTGTGAAGGATGATACAAAAACAAAATCTGTAGAAGCAGGGTATTGCTTAGACGAACCTGAAAAGGCGAAAGTAAAAGCTGCTTACGGACAGACTAAAGGACTTCTTTGGTATAGATCTATTAAGTAATTAATGGACTTTATCCAACTAATGGAGCATTTGCTCCAAAAATTACGAAAGAGGAAAGAAGATCTTTCGCAAACACTAGCTACTGGTGGAGTTCAGGATATTGAACAATACCAGAGAATAGTTGGTGAAATAGCGGGTTTGAATATAGCGGAGCAGGAAATTCAAACCTTAAACTCAAATATGGAGGACATAGATGACTGACACTGTTCCAAATCGAGTTGACAATTTTGGCAGTAAAGGTGAAGACCTTGTTCAAGAAGAACAAGAGCCTACACTTACTGTTGAGACATTAGACTCGCACACGGAAAAATTACCGCACCCCACAGGATATAGGATATTAATCCTTCCTTTTTCTACACCATCAGTAACAAAGAGTGGCATACACTTAGCTAAACAAACAGTTGATAAGGAAAGGTTAGCAACTGTTGTAGGTTATGTTGTTAGACTTGGACCTGATGCCTATGGAGACACAAATAAGTTTCCAGACGGTGCTTGGTGCAAAGAGGGAGATTGGGTTATATTTGGTCGATATGCAGGAGCTCGTTTTAAAATAGAAGGTGGCGATATGCGTCTTTTAAACGATGACGAGATTTTAGCAGTTATTGACAATCCTGAGGATATATTATCATAAACGTGGAGAAGACCATGCAAGAAGAAGCAGAAAAAATAGAATTGGAACTTCCTGAAGGGGAAGTCGATATTCGAGAAGCTGATGTAGACGATTCAATATCATCTGCACCAGAAGAAATACAGGTGGAAGAAGTTAAAACTTCTTCTGATGAAGAACTAGATAAGATTAGCGAAAGCGTTCAAAAGAGAATTGATAAGCTAACTTATAAAATGAGGGAGGCTGAAAGGCAACGAGATGAAGCTGTAAGTTATGCACAAAACATTCATACAGATAATTCTCAGTTAAAAGAGAAATTAAAAAATTCAGACTCTTCCCTTTTCAAAGAGTACGACAATAGGGTACAATCGGATCTTGAAAGAGCAAAATCCACTTTAAAGGAAGCTCAAGAACAAGGAGACGCCGATGCAATTGCTAGTGCAACAGAAAAACTTTCAAGGAGTGCAGCCGAAGCTGAAAACCTTAGAAGGCTTTCTGCGCAACAGCAAGCTAGGCAAGTTTCTAATGAACAAGAATATGTCGAAGAAATACCAAATTTTACCCAACAGGCGAGTCCAAACCCTCAACCAGACCCTAAAGCAGAAGCTTGGGCTGAAAAGAATGAGTGGTTTGGAAATGATCAGGCTATGACATACGCAGCGTTTGGTGTACATAGACAACTTATAGATGAGGGAGTAGACCCTAATACTGAAGATTACTATAATAAAGTAGATCAAAGGATTAAGGAATATTTTCCTCAAAAGTTTTCCAATGAGCAACCTGCTCCCGTGCAACAGGTTGCAGCTTCTAGCAGAGGTGCTACAGGCAAGAAAAATGCGCGCAAAATAAAACTCACACCAAGTCAGGTGGCAATAGCTAAAAGACTTGATGTGCCATTAGAAGAATATGCAAAACATATTGAGCAAGGAGTATAAACATGACAGAAGAAAATAATCAAGTCACTGACCGAAACTCTAGGTCTGCAGAGACACGAGAAACTCAAACTCGCAGAAAACCTTGGCAACCCCCGTCTATGTTAGACGCACCCCCAGCTCCTCCTGGATATCAACACAGGTGGATCCGTGAAGCTGTTAGAGGACACGACGATAAATCTAATATGTCTAAACGTATTAGAGAAGGATATGAGCCCGTGAGAGCGGAAGATTATCCTGATTTCGAAGCTCCTACAATAGAAAACGGAAACAGGGCTGGTGTAATTGGGGTAGGAGGTTTAATCCTCGCTAAAGTTCCAGTTGAAACCGCTGATGAAAGGAACTCTTATTTTGAAACACAAACAAGAGACCAGTTAGAGGGAGTAGACCATAACTATATGCGAGAAAGCAACCCTAAGATGCCTATTAAGGATAGTGATATTCAAAGATCATCTAAGGTACAATTTGGTAGTCGACCCAACAGAAATGATGAGTCGTCTTAATAATAATTATTTTATATAGAGGTATATTATGGCTAATACAGACAAACCTGATGGGTTTACGCCAGCATACCACATGTATGGAGGAGTTATTAGACCTGCTCGTATGAGAATCGCTAGTGGTTACGGAACTGCTATTTATAGTGGCGACGTAGTTACTCTTGCAAGTGGTTACATCAATCAGGCAGGTGCTACTAGCACCCCCGTAGGTGTGTTTTATGGCGTGTATTACAATGCATCCGACGGCACTCCAACTTTTTCTAAAGTTTGGACTGCTTCAACTGCTACACAGGGTAGCGCAGATGCCGAAGCTTTGGTTTACAGCGATCCTGGTATCGTTTACGAAGCTCAATTTACAGCAGGAACTCCTGCCGTAAGTTTTATTGGCAACAAGTACACTCTTTCTACTACTGCTGGTTCTTCAACCAATGGTAGATCGAAAGAAGGTGTTACTGCGACTACTTCTTCTGGCGTGGCGTTATGTGTAGGCTTTAACTTGGCACCATCCAATGCGATAGGTGCTTATGCAAGAGCTTACTTCACATTCCCGACGAATACATTCGCGGTTTAATTTAAGGAGTAACACAAAATGGCTATAAACAGAGCACAACTCGTAAAAGAGTTAACTCCAGGTCTACACGCACTCTTTGGATTAGAGTACGAACGCTATAACAATGAGCATGAAGACATTTTTGACACAGAAAGTTCTGAAAGAGCTTTTGAGGAAGAAGTGATGCTTACTGGATTTGGCGAAGCGTCTGTAAAAGGTGAAGGTGCTGCGGTCACATATGACACAGCGCAAGAAGCTTGGACAGCACGTTATTCACATGAAACTGTAGCTTTGGCTTTCTCGTTAACTGAAGAAGCAATCGAAGATAATCTCTACGATACGCTTTCTTCAAGATACACGAGAGCTTTAGCACGTTCCATGCAATCAACAAAGCAAGTTAAGGCGGCTAACGTTCTTAACAATGCTTTTAGTTCGTCATATGTTGGCGGTGATGGAAAGGAGCTTTGCGCTACTGACCACCCAACTGTGGCAAACGTTGATATGAAAAACGAGCTTTCTACAGCAGCAGACCTTAACGAAACTTCATTAGAACAAGCACTGATCGATATCGCTGCTTTTAAAGATGAAAGAAACCTTAAGGTTAATGCACAAGCTAGGAAATTAATTATTCCTGCTGCTTTGCAATTTACTGCTGACAGACTTATGGAAAGTCCTGGAAGGGTAGGCACTTCTGATAACGATATCAATGCTATAAGAAATATGGGCATGGTTTCTGAAGGCTACGCAGTTAATCATTATCTTACAGATACTGATGCGTGGTTCATCAAAACTGATGTTCCTAACGGTCTTAAGCATTTCGTTAGAACAGCTGTATCTACAAACATGGAAGGTGATTTCGAAACTGGAAATGTTAGGTATAAGGCTAGAGAGCGTTACAGCTTTGGTTGGAGTGACTGGAGAGGAATCTTCGGAACACCAGGAGCGTAAACTTTTTATGTTTGACAGGAAAAGGGGTCTTCGGATCCCTTTTCTTTTTTGATTCTATGATGTAGAATGAAACAGAACTAGGGTAATTATAACTATTCTATCGACTGACCTAGCAGACAAGCCGAGACGATAGAATTCATTAAGGAGACTTAATATGGCAAAATCGACATTTTCAGGTCCAGTCAAATCATTGGCGGGATTTATTTCAGCAGGTAACGCTGTAGTAGTTAGTTTAACAGCTGATACTTCAATAACCGTTGCTTCCCACGCAGGTAAAATACTTACTTGTAATGATGCAGACGGTAAATTTACTTTACCTAGTATTGTGGCTACCGCTCCTGGACGAGACGACGATCCTAATCAAACCAATAATCTAGGAGCAAGTTTTTTCTTCGTAGTAGAAACCGCAGCTACAGACATGGACATCTTAACAGATGGAACAGATAAGTTTGTAGGTGGTCTTTACACTGGCGTAACTGACTCTACAGGTAAAACATTTATATCTGGTGCTTCTAATGATGTAATCACTATGAATGGTTCAACTAAAGGTGGACTAGCTGGCAGTATCGTAAAAGTAACTGCAATGGCTTCTGCGAAATACGCAGTTGAAGGAATCATCTTAGGTTCAGGAACTTTAGTAACACCATTTGCTGACGCTTAATAGGAGACTAATATGGGATCAGACGTAAAAGCATCTGTGCCTTTAACAAGCACAGGACAATTACAGGGATACATAGGGGCTTCTGGAGCAGGAACGGCTACTAATTTAGGTTCACTAAGAATACAGTCTATACAGGCTCAATCTAGTGCTGCCGATGCAACCATTATTATTTACAATGGTACGAGTGCTAGTAGTACAAGAATAATAGCTCAATTCAAATTTGGTTCAGCAGCGAACGAAGCTTTCGATCACTACATACCAGGAATGGGTTGTTATTTTGGAGACGGTGCCTATGTAGCTTTAGCTAATTGCGACTTTTTTGTTGCTTATTATCAATAAATAATGGCAACTTCAGGTACTCGTACATTTAATTTAAATGTAGCAACCGCAATAGAAGAAGCATATGAACTTGCGGGCTTAGAAGCCCGCACGTCATATGACGCCGTTACTGCAAGACGTTCTTTAAATATCATGTTTGCAGATTGGTCAAACAGAGGAATCCAAATGTGGGAGGTTGCTAAGACAGAAGTGACCCTCACTGAAGGAGATAACGATATTTCTATTAACGCCTACGATATTGATGTTTTAGATGCGTATATTCAAAAAACAGTGAATGGTATTGTTACAGATTATCAATTAACTAGAATAGACAGAAATGAATACGTGAGTATTCCAACTAAATCAACAAAGGCTCGACCTACACAATTTTGGTTAGAACGTTTAAAAACTCCAGTAATTCATCTTTATCCAACACCAGAGAACTCAACGGATAAACTCATTTACTATGTTTGGCAAAGAGTACAAGACGCAACAGCTTCAGTTAATGATGTAGACATACCCAGTAGGTTTATGCCTCCATTAGTTTCAGGTTTAGCGTACTATCTTTGTTTAAAAAAGAATACCCAAAAGCTGTCTGTTATACAGCCCCTATATGAAAAGAATTTAACAGATGCGATAAGGTACGACGAAGACAGGTCTTCTGTTCATTTAGTTCCAAATAGGGGATATGTTTAATGCCTTATGCCACAGGTAAATATGCTAATGCTATTTGTGACAGATGTGGGTGGAAATATCCGTATCAAGCAATAAAGACTGAATGGGATCATGCACGGGTATGTCCTGAGTGTTATGAACCAAAACATCCACAACTAGATCCTATACAGGTTCCTGTGGATGCAGAAGTATTATGGCAACCTAGACCAGATGTTCCACTACCTCAGTCAGGATTAGGCACGGTTACAACAACAGATCCTTCTTCTGCTGTAATTAGTCAAAAAGGGACTAATATGATGAGGTTTAGGGATGATCCTAATATTGGAAGTGCTTTTTCTGGTGAAGAAGGTGAAACAGCAGTAGGTAGTGTAGAAGTGAGTACAGACTAATGGCAGCAGGATTTACATACAGTCAATTAACAACAGCTATCCAAAACTACATGGATAACACTGAAACTACGTTTACAAACACTATTCCAACGTTTATAAAACAGGCTGAGGAAAAGATTTTAAAATCAGTCCAATTACCTGTGTTTAGAAAAAATGTAACAGGCACCGCTGCTTCGGGTAATACTTATTTAGCGACCCCAACTGATTTTTTATCTCCTTTTAGTTTAGCTGTATTAGATTCCAGTAGTAACTATACTTACCTATTACTTAAGCACGTATCATGGATAAGGGACTATACCCCAGCAGCAGCAACAACAGGAGAACCCCTTTACTACGCAGAGTTCGATGACGACACGTTTATCCTCGCTCCGACTCCTAATGCAAACCTTACTTTTGAACTACACTATTTTTATAGACCTGATTCTTTAGTAGATGCGGGGGACAGCGGGACGACTTGGCTGTCAACGAATGCTTCAAATACTTTATTGTATGGTTCTTTAGTTGAAGCCTGTATTTTTATGAAATTAAATCCTGCTGAAACACAAGTCTATGATCAAAAATATCAGGAAGGTCTAGCAAGATTAAAACTATTGGGAGAATCTAAAGACGTTAGAGACGAAACCAGATACGATAATCTTAGGATCCCCCCACAATAGACCATGTTAAAAGAGCCTATAGCTAAGTTAGAAGGTAAAAACATAGCTTTAGTAGCAATGGGGCAAAGCCAAATAGATTATCATTTATCAAAAGTTCATAGCGTATTATTTGATGAAGTGTGGGCTGTGAATGCGATGATTGGAGTTCTTCCAGAAATCGATAGGGCTTTTATTTTAGATCCTATGTCTAGATTTTTTGATACAGAAGACGCAGGAAGTATGACTCCGATGATGAGAAAACATTTACCGCAGGCAGATTATCCAATTTATACATGCGAATTAGATGAAAGAGTACCTTACGCAGAAGAGTTCCCATTAGCTGCATTAGTGGCTAATTTAGGTTGTGCTTATCTTAATAACACAGTAGCTTACGCTATAGCTTTTGCCTTATGGAATAAGGTAAGTCATTTAAACATATTTGGAGTTGATTTTACTTATAAAACAAACATGCATTATGCTGAGTCTGGAAAAGCTTGTTGTGAATTTTGGTTAGCAAAATGCATGGAAAACGATATAGAAGTTTCAATTGCTCCTCGTTCTAATTTATTAGAAACTGATGTAGACATAAAAGAAAAATTGTACGGCTATCATCGTTTAGAAGATCCAGTTGTTACATATTTAAAAGAAGGTACAATACAAACTTGTAAATGGTCAGAGGTGATTAAAGAAGAAACACCTAGTAAACCACAAATGATAAATAGAAATGATTTACCACCAGAACCAAAGGAGTATTAATGTTTTCAATTAATTCTGATACAGAAGTCGGTAGCTTAGGAGTTACCACGACAGATTACAGAGGGCACACTGTAGAAGAAGTTGCAGAAATGGCTACTAAAAGATTAGTTGCCATTAGCGACGAAGCCCCTGCACCCATTAGGGCACAAGCTCATGCTTTTAGAGAAGCATGCAAACAGGTAGTTGCGTATTACATGGCGGAAGCAATAAAAAACCACATGTGTACAATATGCAATCAATTAGAACAACAAGGTCATAAAGACCTAGCTAATATTATTAGGAGACTATA